TCTGGGTGGCTTTGGTGGCGGGGGTGGTGCTGGACCAATCACTGGTGGTGGCGGTGGCGGATACTCGGGCGGCGGTGGCGCATTTAACCTTGGTGGCACTCAGATTGATTCCGGTGGCGGTGGAGGTAGTTATATTGATAGTAATGCTACCAGCGTAGCTACCAGCGATGGACAGTTTGATTTGAGTGGTACATTTAACGGTGCAAGTATTACTAATCTAGGCACTTATAACAATGCCGCAGGTTATATAACTATAGTCAAATTATAGTTGATCTATTCAAAAAATCAGTGTATAATGTAGTATATGCTGAATATCATCGCTGACTTTATTAAATCAATCTTACCAGCTAAGAAGAAAACTACACCCAGTGGGTGGACCAGTTTCAATGCGCCCTGTTGCATACATAACGGAGAATCAGCTGATACTCGTGGTCGTGGTGGGCTTACTGCCAATGCTGATGGTAGTGTCAGCTATCACTGTTTCAACTGTAATTTCAAAGCATCATATCAACCTGGTCGTCATCTAACATTCAAATTCCGTAAGTTATTAAAATGGTTAGGTGCAGATGAAAACGACATAAAGCGTTTGGTGATCGAAGCCATACGTGTCAGAGAATTGGTTAATCCAGAAGAGGTCAAAGCTGAAGCAGAAGAAGAACGGATTGAATTTAAAGTACGTGATTTACCAGCGAATGCCGTCAGCTTCCAACAGTATATAACATTCCATATCTTAGACAACTTTGAAAATGTTCCTGGGTTGTTAAATACCGCAGTTGATTACGTTGAGGAGCGTAAAATAGATCATAAGAAGTATGAATTCTATTGGACAGACTCGACCGAACACAGCCTACATCAACGTGTGATCATTCCCTGCATTTGGCAAGGCAAAACAATCGGATATACATCGAGAGCATTTGTAGATGGAGTCAAACCCAAATACTACAGTCATTATGAGCCCAATTTCGTATTCAACATGAATAATCAAAGACCAGAATCAAAATTCGTCATAGTCTGTGAAGGGCCATTTGATGCTATGAGCATAGATGGAGTAGCTGTGTTAAATAATGAGTGTAATGAAACCCAAGCAGACATTATAGAATCATTGGGTAAAGAAGTTATTGTTGTGGCAGATAAGGATCGTGCTGGTGCAAAGATGATTAAGAATGCCTTAGAGTATGGATGGAGTGTGAGTTTTCCTATATGGTTAGAAACCTGCAAAGATATCAACGAAGCGGTGGTTAAATATGGCAAGTTGTTTGTGCTGAAAACTATATTAGATGCAAAAGAGTCAAGTAAACTCAAAATTGAGCTCATGCGGAAAAAATTGTATGCTTGATCAAATCAAAGGATTTCATATTGAACCTACTAACATGTGTACCTCAAAATGTCCACGATGTAGCCGCACAGAATTTATTGAGAAATTTCCTAAACGTTGGACTAATAAAAATCTAAAGTTAGATCATTTAAAAAATTTCTTGGATATAAATCTCCAAGGTAAAAATATTAGTCTTTGTGGTAACTATGGTGATCCGATATATTATGATCAGTTATTTGAAATGATCAACTTTTTTAAAGAACAGGGATGTTCTATTAGATTAGCAACCAACGGTAGTTATAAAACAGAAAAATGGTGGAAAGAACTTATAGAAATATTAACTTCTGAAGATGAAGTAATTTTTGGTATAGATGGTTTGCCAGAAAATTATATGAACTATAGAATTAATTCTGAGTGGGAATCAGTTTTAGCCGGATTAAGAATACTGGCAAATTCTAAAATTAAAACCGTGTGGCAATGTATACCATTTTCATTTAATGAAAATAAAATTGATGCGATAAAGAATTTCGCATTGAATATAGGAGTAGATGAATTTCTATTATTGCCTAGCAACAGATGGGTTAGTAATCAAGACGAATTGAAACCATCAACGCCCTTTGCAGAAGAAAGAATAGCAAGTAATATAATTTGGACATCATACGATAAAACCAAACTAATAGATCCACAATGTAAGAAAGATCATAATCAGCATTTTATTTCTGCAGATGGATATTATCTACCTTGCTGTTACATTGGCGATTATAGATTTTATTATAAAACCGAATTCTATAAGAATAGAGATTTATATGATATAAGTAAAACTACTATTACGGAAGTGTTAACTAGTCTGACAGACTTTTATTCTACATTAGAAGATGCTAAACTAAATTATTGTACCTTTAACTGCCCTAAACTATGACAAAAGAATATAGCCCAGAACTACAAAAATTATTTTTAGAAATGATGTTGCAGGACGCCAGTGCCTACACCAGGGTAACCAACATCTACAATCCAGAAAATTTTGATCGCAGTCTACGTGACGTGGCTAAGTTTATCAAATCACACACAGATGATCACAAAACCATGCCTACTGCTGAACAGGTTAAAGCTGTGACAGGAGTTGAGCTTAAACACGTGCCAGACCTAACAGAAGATCACTACAGTTGGTTCATGACAGAATTTGAAGGATTCACTAAGCGTAATGAACTTGAACGTGCTATTCTCAAAGCCGCAGACATGCTGGAAAAAGGCGAGTATGATCCTGTTGAGAAACTGATCAAGGACGCAGTCCAAATTTCATTAACCAAAGACTTAGGCACAGAATACTTTGAAGATCCACGTGCCAGACTTATGGCGATCAAGAGCAATAATGGACAAGTAAGCACTGGTTGGCCAACTTTAGATAAACGATTGTTTGGTGGTATGAACCGTGGTGAACTTAATATCTTTGCAGGTGGATCTGGTTCAGGCAAAAGTTTGTTCATGCAGAACATAGCGATCAATTGGGTCACACAAGGACTTAACGGTGTATATCTAAGTTTAGAACTTAGTGAAGGTTTATGTGCTATGCGTATGGACAGTATGGTAGCCAATGTTTCAACTAAAGAAGTGTTCAAAGACTTAGACACTATTGAAATGAAAGTCAAGATGACTGGTAAGAAATCTGGTAGTCTGCGTATCAAGTATATGCCAGCACAGTCAAACGTAAACCAAATCCGCAGTTATCTAAAAGAACTACAGATCCAAACTGGCAAGCGCCTAGACTTTATCATGGTAGACTACTTGGACTTGGTTATGCCAGTATCAGCTAAAGTGTCACCAAATGATTTGTTTGTTAAAGACAAATATGTATCAGAAGAACTACGTAACTTGGCACGTGAATTAAACATATTAATGATTACTGCGTCACAACTTAATCGTGGTGCTGTAGAAGAGATTGAATTTGATCACAGTCATATCGCAGGCGGGCTGAGTAAGATCAACACCGCAGATAATGTGTTTGGTATCTTTACGTCACGTGCTATGCGTGAACGTGGTCGTTATCAATTGCAACTGATGAAAACACGTAGTAGTTCTGGTGTAGGTATGAAAGTAGACTTAGAGTATGATATTGAAACTCTACGCATCACTGATCCAGGCGAAGAAGCACAAGAAAGCGGCTTACGTGGAGTAGGTGCAACTAACATCCTAAGCCAAATTAAAACTGGTAGTAGCATTAGTCAACCAGAAGATTCTTCACCAAAAATTGCTGCTACAGTAGATAGCACAAAACTCAAAAGTATGCTTGCGGGCTTGAAGAAAGCCGATTAGATAAATATACTAAATTGGAGTCAGAATCGTGCAGAAACGCACCCGTAGCATACTTACAGAGCTTGACGAATTACTCACGCACAAAGACAAGGACAATCTCCTTGAAAGCCGTGCTAATAACATCATCAATGGTGCTATTAACCTAATCCGTTACATCCGTGAAAACTATGAAGCCGAGCAAGCTCTTGAGCTTGAGCGCCGCCTTCTTAATGCTATCAAAGGTCAAGATCCTGCAAAATTCACACGTGGCATTAGGAAGATCAAAGATGAAGATTAACGAAATAATCAACGAAGGTGTTTGGGACAAACTCAAGACCACAGGACAACAAGTCCGTCAGGGAGTTAGCACTGTAGGGCAAGGTATCAAACAAGGCGTAGGTACAGTTGCAAATAAAGTTGGTCAGACCTATCAACAGACACGTCAGGCACAACAACAGAGATTTGCTCAAGCCGCTGCCTCACAAAACTTAACTCCGGGCCAATTAAGAACAAAAAATGTTAGTAGTTTTGCGGGTGATCTCGCTAAAACTATCGGAGCCGCTTCTACCGGACAGAGCTACTTTACCAAGGCTAATCCGACTGTTCCTCAAAAGACTATACCAGTAGGCACTACATTAGAAACAGGACTGGGCACGTTTAAGATGTCTGCGCAAGGGTGGACTACAGATACTAATCAACCAGTAAAAGATCCTAATATAATTAATAAGTTAAATGCGATCTACTATCAAAACACAGATGATTCTGTAGCTGGCACAACCGATAAGCCCGCTTCAACTACATCACCAAGTGGCCTATTGGGTCCAGGTGGTAAACCAATACAGTATGACGCACAAGGTAACGCCATAGTATCATGAAACTATTTGAAATCAAAGGGCAAACACCAAAATTCTTACTAACAGAAAGTAAGAATGTTCATCTCGAACATTTAGAAGACCTGATCTTCAATAATGGCTATGCTGGTGCAGAAGAAGCACTTAACTATATAGATAGCCTGCGCCATATGTTAGCAGAAGGCACCGGCACCACAACCAAACTCACAGTCAAATGGGATGGATCTCCCGCGATCATCTGTGGCATTGACCCCGCAGACGGTAAGTTTTTTGTAGGCACTAAAGCGGTATTTTCTAAGACTAATCCGCGCCGTAGCAAAACTCCTCGAGATGTAGAAACATTTTATGGTGATCAGCCCGAGCTGGCTGAAATTTTATTGTCAGCACTGCAATATCTTAAGAAACTCAACATAGGTGGAGTAGTGCAGGGCGATCTACTGTTTACTCCTGGTAAAGTAAGCGTGGTCAGTGTAAATGATGAAGACAGCTATGTGTTTACACCTAATACTATTACCTATGCAGTGCCTGTAAATAGCAACTTAGGACAACGCATAGCCAATGCTAAATTGGGTATCATATTCCATACTACATACTCAGGTGGTGATACCATAGATGAAATGACTGCACAATTTGGAGTTAATGTCACGGGATTTACGCAGACCAAAGACGTGTGGTTTGATGACGCTACCTATAAAGACTACACAGGTATTGCCAGTCTGACTCCTACAGAAGATGCGAAAATCCGCAAATATCTCTCAGCCACTGCCAAGACCATGCAGAAAATTGGCCAGCAACGCTTTGATATAATCTTGCATGATAAAGAATTCGCACGCATGGTTAAACCATTTATTAACAAGATGATACGTGTAGGCGTGCATGCCGCAGATCCAGTGCAATTCCTACAGGATTTCATCAATCACTATAACGAGCAGATGCTCAAAGATATAGAAACACTCAGTGGTGGTCCGCAAGGACGTGCGGCACAGAATCGCTTGGCCAAGATCAAAGCCAAAGAGCAGTGGATCGCAGATAATCAGAATGCACTAACTGGAGTATTAGCTACTTATAAACGTGTTGTAGAGCTTAAAGGCATGCTATTGCACAAACTACAGCAGGTAGAAGGTATAGGCACATTCCAACGAACCAACGACGGATACAAGGTCACAGCACCAGAAGGTTTCGTAGCTATTGGGCACAATGGCGGCGCTGTAAAATTAGTAGATCGTTTGCAGTTTAGTAGGACCAATTTTTTGTCTAAGGCATAAATAATTACATGCGCGAAAGCGTACAAACTTTAGGAGAAATATAAAATGGCAACAATTTCACGTACAAACGGCGGCGCACGCCCAGCAGACGGTAGTTCAGCAGGTAATGCACAGATTACCGGCCGCACCCTTACGCACTACACAGTTACATCAGCAGGTTTAACAACTTACGGTAACGGTGTAAACATGAACTACTTAGCAGCTGGTTCAGACTATGAAAAACTAGTTTTAGCTATCGAACAAGTTGGTTCTATCGAACTATTAGGTATTCCACTAAGTGGCAACCTATTCCACGTAGCAATTTCAGGTGCAGCACCAAGCCCATCAACAGGCGGTACTTCACTACAAGCATATTGCAACACATACGTAAATGGTTCAGGTGTTTCAGGCGCTACAGTAGCAGCATTCACATACTAATCTAAACACTTAGTAAATGAATAGAAAAAGCCCTTTTTACAAGGGCTTTTTTATTGGCCATAAATACTTCGTGACTGATCAACAATATCTCTATCAAGGCTTTACTCTCATTGACATAACTCCAACTGGAGTTATCAATCATTCTCCGCAGAATGAATTCAAGCGCAATCAACAGCGCAACTGGGAAACTGTTCAACAGATCCTAAGCCTACGCACACAGCCTACCATATTAGAAACCAGTGATTTTGTTGCTGATGTTAAAGACTACAATTTTGGTATTAACTATCAAGGCCAACATCACGTCTGGACTTTTAAGTTTGGGGTAGATTATGCAGACATCTATCAAGAAGGACCGGATAAATTTGGCTTGGTAAAATACGATTTTCAAATCACTCCGATCGTGCTAGGACTCGAAGAAACAATCAAACCAGAACTTGCAGTGTTTACACCAAAAGGTCCATGGAATAACATATATTTTAAATCCGTAAAGCAATAACTAAATATACAAGATGCTATAGGCATTCATTAAGGCACATATTAGGGCACGACTTAGGCACACAAAAACGGCATCGCTTACACAGAGGAAGCGAGATGGCCAAACCATCAGAAATTGAAAAACAGAGTCTGGAAGCCCACGTTGAGATATGTGCTGTAAGGTACAGCAACTTGGAAACCAAACTACAGAATCTTGAACATCGTATGGACAAACTTGAAGGCTACCTAGTCAGCATCAAGGACAGTCTCGATAATAAGTTAGAGGGGCGCGGCAAACAAAGCGTCAGTCTCCTGGTCAGCATCTTAGGTGTAATCTTAGCAGGACTTATCGGATTTATCGGTCACGCAGTCTTTAAGTAAGCTAAATACTTGCATGAAGATAGTCGAACTTACCAACAAAATACTACTACCTATCACCAACGAAGAGCAAGAGTTGCTCGAGCAATTTGAGGGCGATACTCCTATTGCTAAAAGCCAATTAGGTGAGCGTGAGCAGGTATTGGCACACAGTCTAACAGTCAAGGATGTGTTGTTACGCACCAACAACGATGGCAAAATCTATTACAAAAAACTTATCAGATAGTTTTGATATTGAAAAAATCCGACGTTTTACCCAGCAGGAACTCACTCGATTAGCTAATAACCCCACCGAGTTACCATTCTGTTATCAGGTAGGCACTGATGTTTTAGTAGGACGATATCGTGTAGTAAAGGTAACTGATCATTGTTGGCGAGTTACAGAAAATGACAAACAATTATTTGATTTTTTCAGTCGCAAAGATGCTATCTATTACTGTATTGCCCTGCACAAACAACAAACTAAGTTAGCCCAAGATATACGAGACAATGACAGTCTGCTCAATAGATTAGAATTTGAGGCCTCTTTATATCGTATACGTTACAAAAAATCACAGCAAATACAGGATACGTGGGGTGAAGAATTCTATTCTACTCGCTACACAGAAACCATGTCACGCATAGAACAAGTCAAGAAAGAAATTAAGAAAAACCTAAACTTGGCTAAATATATTAAAGTCTAAATAGGAATTTGACCATGAAACTATCAGAAATGTCAGTGAAATCATCACGTAAAATCAACAAATTGTTGGAAAGTCGTTTTGGTTTTGCTATTAACTACAGTAATCTTACTGTTGAAAAAGCGGAAAAGCTCAGCGAAACTATCCAAGCTAACCTTGATAAAATCCGCCACAGTGTAGCATTACACACAGCACAAACTAACCCACGCTATATGGAACTACTTACAGTCCAAGAAGGTTTAGCTACCTGGTTAGAAGAACATCGCCAACAACTAACAGAAGGTGAAGTTGGCAATGCAGAAGTGTTGTTGGCTGCCAAAGACATGGTAGATTCAGTTCAAGACGCTATTGAAAAAGTAGGCAAGATGCAAAATGAACAACTTCCACAACTATTAGACAGTATCCGTGATCAAATTGGTTCAGAACAATCAGAAGCATTTAAATCAGCAGTAGGTGAAACACTCAGCACGCTAATGCAAAACCTACAGGCAGCACGTGAAGGTGTTGACAATGGCGTTCGCGTATTAAGCGGAGAGCAAGTTGATCAACCAATGGCAATGCCAGGCGATCAAGGTGCAGACCTAAGCGGTGGTGATTTACCTCCAGCACCAGGCAGTGACTTAGATCAAGATGAAACAGATGGTTTTGGTGCTACTGACGCAGCAGTTGGTGGTGCAGAAGAACTTGGCCGCGAACGTAGATAATCGTGCGCCTAAGTGAGTTCATCCACAGTCCAAAGAATACTCCAGAGTCAAATTTAACAACGGCTCTGGAACTTATTCGTAACCGCTACAAAGACAAACAACAACCCCCGAAAATCTCAACACAGAGTCTGATCAACTTAGTTTTAAACACAGACAAAACTTTTGATTATGATGCCCTGGTTTCAGCTAACGAAAACAATCCAGCACTTAAAAATCTAATCAAAAGTTATAACAAAGACTATGTAGAATTAGTTCCAGCTGGTGAAGAAGCAGATACTGATGCTACAACTACAAACACCCCAGACGGTGAAGCAACAACCGCTCCAGTAGACACAGTTTCAAATATGGCTAAACGTGCTGCCAAGACACGTGGCGCTGCACTATAATCTAATTAAATACTAGATGATCAAGCTATTCCCTGTGGTAGAATTCTACATCACCAATGTCTGCAATTTAAGTTGCCGCGGATGTAATCGATTCAATGATCTAAATTTCAAAGGACACCAGCGGTGGACTGATCATGCAGATGCATACGAAGCATGGAGTAAACGCTTAGAATTACCTCGTATTACTATCATTGGTGGTGAACCCACACTCAATCCTGATTTAGAATTATGGGCTAGTAATTTAAGAAGATTATGGCCCAATGCTGTTATAATGATACAGACCAACGGCACCTATCAACGCCCTGAACATTTAACCTTTTGGGACAAATATCGTGTAGGATTTGGATTAAGTTTACACGATCCCGCAACAGCAGATGAACTAAAAGCTAAATGGCGTAATTATGCAGGCCTAATAGAAGCATACGTATTCCATCAGAGCACTGTAATTAAACAAGACGACCATTTTGTATTACATCAAAGTAATCCAGTGCAGGCATTTGCGGCCTGCGATATGAAACATGATCATACTATGTATCAGGGTATGTTATACAAGTGTCCTGCTATGAGCAACTTACCAGATTTTGATAATCAGTTTGATTTAAGAATTGACCAAAGGCAACGTGAATTACTGTATAGCTACAAACCATTAACAGCTGATTGCTCTGAAGAAGAATTACAAAACTTTGTAGCGACCAAGGATCAACATATTCCGCAGTGCGAATTTTGTCCACAAGACATGAAGTGGCACACAGCACTAGGTGAATTACAAGAAAATCTCCCTAAACCCGATTTTCCACCACCAGTAACAGAACAAGAGCTCAAATTTTACCGTTAAGGTTGACGAGCTATAATAAATACTGTAGTATAATAGTCAACTATTGGAGTATTTACTATATGGCTTATTCAGCTCAAGTTTTAGATCACTACGAAAATCCCCGTAATGTGGGCACCTTGGACAAGAATAGTCCAGATGTGGGCACAGGTATGGTAGGAGCTCCAGCCTGCGGAGACGTAATGAAACTACAGATAGAGGTACATGATGGCGTTATTACTGATGCGAAATTCAAAACTTACGGATGCGGAAGCGCGATTGCAAGCTCGAGTCTCGTCACTGAGATGCTTAAAGGCAAAACGCTTGACCAAGCAACAGAGATCAAGAACTCTAAGATTGCTGAAGAACTTGCTCTGCCACCGGTCAAGATACACTGCTCTGTTCTCGCAGAAGATGCGATCAAGAGTGCTATAGCAGACTATAGGAAAAAGAATGAAGCGCAATCCCATTGATAGCCCTTGCATAGGTGTATGTCAATTTATAGGTGGTGAATGTAAGGGTTGTTTCCGCACACAAGAAGAAGCCTTTGAATGGTACGAACTTACTGATGAACAGCGCCAAACTGTGTGGAATCGTATCATAAAGAAAAACAAAAACAAATGATATCACTAACAGAATCAGCTAGTAAAAAAATGCAAGCCGCCCTGCATTATCGAGGCAAGGGCATTGGTATGCGCATTGGAGTAAGGACCAGTGGATGTAGCGGATTCGCATATCTATTAGAATTTGCTGATCAGATTTTTGAAGGTGATCTTGAAATAGAAGAACGTGGAATCACTCTTGTAATTAATAAGAAAGATCTTGTATATCTACAGGGCATGGAAATAGACTGGGTTAAAAAAGGTCTGAACGAAGGATTTGAATTTGCTAATCCCAACGAAAAAGCTCGCTGTGGTTGCGGAGAATCATTTACTGTTTGACATTTAGAAATAATACTATATAATAGTATTATGACAGAAAAATTTCAATCGCCCAATCCAACATATCATCATACTCCCGAACCAAATAATAATTTTGATAATATTTTGTCGGACCAGTTCAAAGAATCTACAGGTAGATTTTTGGGCATCGGCGCAAACATAGGATTAGATTGGGGGTTTCCTTTACTTGAAAAAGGATGGACTGGGGTTTATTGTGAACCTGATCCAATAGCTTTTTCTTCACTGATTCAAAATACTGAAAGATTCAGAGATAAAGTAAGTTTAGTTAATGTTGCTGTAAGCCCAATAGGCGGCCTAAAACCTTTTTATATGAGTATCAATAGTTCATTCCTGTCAAGCCTGGACCCAGATCATTTAGAAGAAACACTATCTTATTTTAACTATGAATTTGACAAAAACCCTAAGAAAATACCAATACTAACAAACACAGTTTCCTTTCAACACTTAATCGATCACGTAGGGAAAGATTTTGATCTTATAGTTATTGATGCTGAAGGTATTGATGTTGAACTGGCCATGAGTGTAGATTGGGCACAGTTTACAAAATGTAGCTTAATCAGCCTTGAGCATGGATATCCTGAAATTTATCCATCGGCGGATATAGTTGAGCAATTATTCCAACAGGGTTCATTCATACTCACTGATGTCATGCCCGGGCACGCAGTTTACAAAAAAATCTAATATGCTAATACAAAAATATAATTATACCCCAATTAACAGAGAATCTATAGAAGGTAAACGGTTATATACCCTGCCCGATGGTTCCAAAGTTCCATCAGTGACTACCATCCTTGATCGTACCAAACCACAAGAAAAACGTGAAGCTTTGGCCAATTGGCGCAAGTCTGTGGGAGAAAAGCGTGCAACTGAAATAACCACTGAAGCCGCTGGTCGAGGCACACGTATGCACAAGTTTTTAGAGGACTATGTGCGTAATAACAGGACACTAAATGATCCAGGATCAAATCCCTACAGTGTTGAAGCACACAGCATGGCTCGTGAAATTATCAATAATGGACTTGTAAATGTGCAGGAAGTATGGGGTATCGAAGTGCCTTTATATGTTCCGGGCTTGTATGCAGGAACTACAGACGCCTGTGGCCTATACGATAATCAACCCTCAATTTTAGACTACAAACAGACCAATAAACCCAAGAAAAAGGAGTGGATTGAAGACTATTTCCTTCAATTATGCGCCTATGCTGCCGCACATAATGAAGTCCACGGAACTGATATCCGCCAGGGCGTTATCCTTATGGCTGTAGCGCCAAAACCCAATGAAACACCTGAATTTCAACATTGGGTTCTACAAGGCAACGAGTGGAATATTTGGATGGATCGCTGGTTCGATAGAGTTGAGCAGTATTATAAATTAGCATAAATACTTGATAACGAACTAAGGTAAAATCATGGCTGTAATACAAGTAAGTCAAATACAGGTCCGTAGTGGGTATCAGGAAGATCTACCAGCACTGGCCACAGGTGAATTTGGTTGGTGCGTAGACACACAACGCCTATTCATCGGAAAAGGTACATTAGCAGAAGGTGCACCAACTACAGGTGTCACTGAAATCCTTACAGAATACAGTATTGGGTTGATTAATGTCGGTATTGTTGCGCTTGAAGCTAACGTAGCGAATCTATCAGCTAACGTAGCTACCTTGACCTCAGTCGTAGGTAATCTTACTCCACAAACCGTGACGCTAACAGATAATACAGCAACGGTAAGTAACATAGCCTTGATGACACTAAATTCGGCTAATTCAAGAATCATCAGTTATAACATAACCAGAAATACTGCCATCAGGATTGGTAGTATCAAAGTTACTAATCTCAGCGGCAACGTAGCCTATGATGATGACTATAGCGAAAATGCTGCAACAGGCGTGACGCTGTCTTTTGCGGCCAATTCTAATGCCGCAGTAATGGGCTATACTACTACTAATACTGGTGACAACGCTACACTGACCTTTGTCTACCAACACCTGAGCTAAACCATGTGGCAGAATTTTTGGAATCTGCGTGTCAATGACAGGCTGGCGCAGTGGAAAGACTTTCGCCATCAGCTGGATCGTCTACCCTTGGAATCAGCAGTAGTAGAGCTAAACAACATGTGGAGCACTGCTCCATTTGTTAACTATAACTTAGATGCCAGCGATCCAAAAACCTGGCCAGATCCCTGGACATTGTTAGCCGAAAACTACTGGTGTGACGTTGCTAAAGCTCTTGGAATCATATATACTATATATTTTACACATCATAGAACTACTCCGATGGAAATAAGAGTATATTATGATTATAAAGACAAACAACGCTACACAGTAGCTTGGTTAGATAATGGAAAATATATTCTTAATTACTGGCCGTATGAAATAGTAAATACAAAACAGATAGAAGAAACACAGTTGCATTTGTTGTATCAATATTCAAGCACAGATTTAGCATTAGAGAAATACTAAAAGAGGTATCAAATTGAGCACTATTCAAGTCAAGAAACGCAGTGGCCAGATCGTACCACTGGATCTAACAAAATGGCAGGCGCAGGTAGCCAAAGTATGTCAGGGCGTAGCCGACGTAAGCCAATCCATGATAGAGATTAAAGCACAGCCACATTTTTATGATGGCATTAGCACACGAGAAATTGACGAAATCACACTCCGTGCTATAGTTGACTTAATTGACGTAGAACATGAACCTGAAGTAGGGCACACTAACTATCAATTCGTAGCAGGCAAACAACGTGTTAGCATGTTGCGTAAAGATGTATATGGAGACTACACTCCTCCCCATCTCTATGAAATCGTAAAAACTAACGTAGCTACTGGATTATATACAGAAGAACTCCTACAATGGTATACAGAAGATGAATGGAATCGCATGGATGATATCATCGATCATAGTAAAGATGAAGAATATAGTTATGCCGCGGTTGAACAATTGATAGAAAAATATCTTGTGAAGAATCGTTCAACAAAACAAATTTATGAAACACCACAGGTCCGCTATATGGTAGCGGCCGCAACAGTATTCCATAATGAAAATCCTAATCAACGCTTAAGATATATCAGAGATTACTACGCCTGTGCCAGTGACGGATTGTTCACTCTTGCTACCCCCGTTCTTGCTGGCTTAGGCACCCCTACAAAACAATTCAGCAGTTGCGTGCTGATTAAAAGTGATGATGACTTAGATAGTATCTTTGCATCAGGTGAGATGATGGCCAAGTATGCCAGCAAACGTGCAGGCATTGGCTTAGAGATCGGTCGTTTGCGCCCTTTGGGAAGTCCGATACGAGGAGGGGAAATCATGCACACAGGCATGATCCCTTTCCTCAAAAAATGGTTTGGTGATTTACGTAGTTGCTCGCAAGGTGGTATACGTAACGCATCAGCTACAGTGTTTTACCCTATATGGCATCATCAGTTTGATGATCTTATCGTTCTCAAGAATAATCAAGGAACAGAAGAAACACGTGTTCGCCACATGGACTATGGTGTTGTATTAAATGCCATGTTCTGGCGTCGTTTCAAGAACAAAGAAAACATAACGTTCTTTGATCCTAATGAAGTACCAGATTTGTATGAGGCATTTTACAAAAATACAAAACTGTTTGAAGAGTTGTATGAGAAGTATGAGCGCCAAAAAGGACTGCGTAAGAAAGTTCTTAGCGCAGAAGAAGTTTTCAAAAGTGGAATACTAAAGGAGAGAACTGATACTGGACGTATCTATCTTGTGTTCATTGACAACGTCATGAACCAAGGTCCATTTGATCCAGAGTATCATACCATCTATCAAAGTAATCTGTGTTGCGAAATTTTACTACCCACTAAGCCATTTAAACGCTTAGATGACGCCTCTGGTCGCATAGCCCTGTGTACATTAGGTAGTATAAATTGGGGTGCTTTCCGCAACCCAGAGGACATGCGACGTGCTTGTCGCATCCTACAACGTAGCTTATGTAATATCCTTGACTATCAAGATTTCCTAAGCATACAAAGTAAATTATCTAACGATGAAATACAACCATTGGGTATTGGTGTAACTAATCTTGCCTATTGGCATGCTAAGAAAAATCTACAATATGGCGAGTCAGATGCTCTACAAGAAGTAAAAACATGGATGGAACATCAGGCATTCTATTTAACAGAAGCAACAGTAGAATTAGCTAAAGAACGTGGTGCGTGTCTGCATAGCGAACATACCCGTTATGGTCAAGGCGTATTCCCATGGGAACGTCGTGCCAAGGCCTTAAACAAATTAGTAGACTTTACTCCAACACGAGAATTAGATTGGGAACAGTTACGTAGCGATATGAGATCCTATGGTGTGCGTAATGCTACGCTAATGGCTATCGCTCCAGTGGAAAGTTCAAGCGTGGTAATCAACTCAACTAACGGTATTGAAATGCCTATGAGTTTGATTTCAGTTAAAGAATCGAAAGCAGGGTCATTCATACAGGTCGTTCCAGAATATAACAAATTAAAGAATAGATATCAATTGATGTGGGAACAAACAGACTGTGATGGTTATTTAAAAACTGCGGCGGTGTTGGCGGCTTATGTAGATCAGAGTATTTCAACAAATACATTCTACAATCCAGCACACTTCCCAGATCGCAAAGTGCCAACTACATTAATAGCTAAGAACTTGATGCAGGCACATGCGTGGGGCATCAAGACTTTCTACTACAGCTTGATTAATAAAGCTGGTAGCAAATCTGTAGATGAAGTTATTGAAACACAGGTGCAAGATACAACAGAACAACAAGAAGAGGACTGCGAAAGCTGTAAACTATGAGTAAGGCACAATACGATCTTAAACACGATACAGATTATCTTAACCGTAAGATGTTCTTGGACCCAGCTGGTCCGGTTACCATACAGAGATTTGAAGAAGTTAAGTATAATAAATTAGTTAAATTAGAACAGACCGCTCGTGGTTTCTTTTGGGTTCCTGAAGAAGTTAGTTTAACTAAAGATTCTAATGATTTTAAAGATGCCTCAGATACAGTCAAACATATCTTTACCAGCAACTTACTACGCCAAACAGCCTTAGACAGCTTACAAGGTCGCGGTCCAGCACAGGTATTCACGCCAGTAGTAAGTATTCCAGAATTAGAAGCGTTGATGTATAATTGGAGTTTCTTTGAAACCAATATCCATTCACGCTCTTACAGCCATATTATCCGCAATATCTACAATGTGCCTAAGGATGTGTTCAACACTATCCACGACACGGAAGAGATTGTTAGTATGGCATCCACCATAGGCAACTACTATGATGCTCTACACCGTATCAACTGCAAGGTAGAGCTAGGAAACAAAGTAGACGAACAACTACATATTAAAGCCATATGGTTGGCACTAAACGCCAGTTACGGACTCGAGGCGTTCCGTTTCATGGTATCATTCGCTACAAGTTTAGCAATGGTTGAAAACAAGATCTTCATCGGCAACGGTAATATCATTAGCTTGATCTTACAAGATGAAGTTCTACATAAAGAATGGACCGCTTGGTTGATCAATCAGGTAGTCAAAGAAGATCAACGTTTTGCCAAGGTCAAGGAAGAGTGTGCTGAAGAAGTCTATGCCATGTATGAAGATGTTATCCGTGAAGAAAAAGCCTGGGCTGATTATTTGTTTAAATTAGGTCCTGTAATTGGTCTTAACGCAAACATTCTAAAAGAGTTTGTAGACTATACCGCAGTTGGTGCATTAAAAGATATAGGTATTAAATATCAATCACCTGCACCTAAGACTACACCTATACCATGGTTTAACAAACATTCGGATACCAGCAAGAAACAAACAGCCTTACAAGAAAATGAATCAACAAACTACGTAATTGGTGTTATGGGCGAAAACGTTGATTACGATGAATTACCGGAGTTATAAGATGTTAACAGTATACAGTAAAAATAATTGTCCTTATTGCGAAAAGGCCAAACAGCTATTAAGAAATAAAAATATTAATCATGAAGTATTAATGATAGATGAAGATCCAGATGCACGTGAGTGGTTGATAGCACAAGGGCATCGCACTGCTCCGCAGATTTATCAGAATGGTAAATTGTTTGTAGAGGGTGGTTATCAAGGACTAGCAAAGTTATCAGATGAAGAACTATTCAATAGATTAGAGGGATTTTCAAATGTTAGTGAGTAACAAATACGAAAAAGATCAAGTAGTAAGTTTTAAAATCATGAATGGCGATGAATTAGTAGCCAAGATTGTGGAAGAAACCGATGATGCATTCATCATTAGCAAACCAACTACAGTTATGCCCAGCCAACAGGGACTTGGGCTAATGCAGAGTTTATTTACCAGCGACTTAAATAAGCATATACGCCTCAGTAAACAACACGTGATGTTACACAGTCCTACGGTAAAAGATGTGGAAAATCACTATATTAAAACAACAACTGGTATAGAACCAGTAACAGCAGGCGGCATCATAACATAGGGTAGTAATCATGTCTGAACATGACATAAATCTGGTAACTGGGCAAGCTGGTTCTGTAATAGCAGAGAATCAAAAGGTTACTTTTGGCACCGCCGCAGGTGGTGTAACCCCCGCTACTGTAACAGCCATGGTAGGTATTAATAAAGGTATAGCATTAGATTTAGAAGCTAATGTCAAAGCCGCCATGACAAAATTAGATCAGGCTCGATTTGGTGATGATCCGGCACTGGCCGCCAACGCTAATATCGCCTACAATGCTTTGACCAGCTTACAATCCAGATTAGGGTTTGGTGGAAGTCCCAATCATGCGGCATTCGGAAGTTTTCTCAATCAGGCACAAAGTCATATCAAAGATGGAATTGAAGTCAGACGTGCTACAGACTTTATGGCTAATACAAACTATGAAGATTTTGGCAGCGGCATTACTAATATGTCCAGCATGGTTGATCGTGGGTTAACTAACCAGATAGGAAGTTTCAAAGGTGCCGGAGTCGCCATGGCATCTACTGGATCGATGTTTAACGGTATTGATATAAAGAATTTTAGCACTCCTACTGGGTTAGTCCAATCACTGCAAAACAATAAATTATCTAATGTTACAGGGGTCAATCAAAAATTAGCTGAAGCAGGTGTTGATTTAAATGATTTAGATAATCCCGTGTATACTAATCAGATTAATCAGGTTATGGGTAGCATAACTGATCCAAGAGCTATCAATATATCTGCTGATCAGTTTGGAATTACAGATCCTTATGCCGGATTACCAACATATACCGGATCCGATAGTAGTTTGTATAATACTCCGACATTCTTAGGTGGCACATCTACTGCTACATCAGACGTGCCATCTGGTGCAGTTACCGTTGGTTCCAGTGGACCCAGCACTGCATTCGGCGCCGCAAGTGCACCTGAGGTAGGTAATGCTGGTGGAATACAAAGCCTTAGAGATCTAAGCGATTATACGAAATTAGCTAATCCAGCAGATACCGCGGGGTTCAGTGGAGCCGGTGCATTGGCGACTAAATTTAAAGACATGGGAGGCGGAACAATAAGCGACGCAGCCCAAGCACCCAGTTTCTTCAGCAGCATACAAACAGTTAATACCCCACTAACTAACAGCCAACATCCAACTTTGCCTAGTCTCATGTCTTCATTGCAACCTGATATAGATTCAATGACAGGGTCAGGTAATGGATATAGAGGTTTACCTAATATACGTGATTTTGCCCAACATGTTGCTGGTGGTCCTGATATTGATATATTCAATGGAGATACTATCAGCAATAGCTCATGCCTTGCACTGCAAGGATCCGTATCCAATGCCAGCAGCCTATGGGCCACGGCTGGAGTCGATTTAACCAGCCCACCGCTGAACTGCTTGGGAAGTTCTATGGCATTCGCCACTAACCTACATAAGTTTGGTGCTGATAAATCTGGATCCGGCGTAGCTGATGTATTGCGTGGAATGGCAAATACCAGCACTAAGTATGGTGAAAGTATCAAGGCCAGTTTAGCAGAAGGTAACAATAATAATCTATTGGCAGCAAATGGCATGGGACCACTTAAAACTAATCCGTTTGAAGGCGCACCAAGTTATGCCGGAGAAGATAGTAGTTTAAACACCAATGCTGGTGCCAGATTAATGGGAGGCTAACGTGTATCTTAATCCCACAGTTGAATATAATCATATTAGCAAGTGGGCAGCCAATCTGATTGGTCGTAAGATAACTCCTCGCAGTTTAGTAAAAATCTTAGGTAAGCATCTCAACAAACACGAACATCCTGTTCGCGTGAAACTCTATACCGGCGCCAAGGGCGCATTAGATCCTGACGAATTTACCATTGGTGCAGAATACGATCCAGGATTAGACGAAGCACATAAAAAACAGTTTATTATTGATTTTATCTTGAATCATCCTAAAACTGTTCCAATAGAAATCACAGCTGAGATGGCAGACAAGTTGGCCATGGACTTGTTAGAAACGCTGATCCACGAATACGAACATCAAAGACAGTTCCGAAGTCGCAGATATCGTTATCATAGGAATACTTACAAAAGCGATCACAGAGATCCACAGAAAAAAGCAGATCAAGAATATCTCGGTGATCCAGACGAAATAGATGCCTATGCACAGAACATAGCAGCCAGGCACTACTTGATGAAATATAAGTTAAATATTACAAGCGCCAGCAAATTAAACAGTCCAGATCTCAAGCAGTATTACAAGGCATTTGGCAAGGATCACGAAATAACTAAACTGTTGTTGAAAAAGGTCAAGGCAAACATTAAATACTTTAAGGAGAATGACAATGGCAAAAATCACAGAAGAGCATTCAAACGCCCTCAATTTAAACGTAGATGATGATGTCCTGGGTGACATCGCACCCGAGGATTACGTATTTGTGGTTAGCCAGGACGGCAATCTTAAAGGTATAAGTCTTCCAGAGACTGATGTTACGGCCAGCGATAGAGTAGAAGAAATATTCAAGTTCTTTATCAACAGAGATGGCGGCCCGTTAGCTAATAGGACTATTCACTAGGCTACGCAATTCAAACAAGGTAGCGATTACATCACCTTCGTGCAGGATCGCTTGTCCGCCCACAGCTCGCCATTCTTCGATATTACTAACTCTGTCGTCTATAAGTATATCACCTGGAGTATAGTGATGTTGTTTGTCCCTGCTATAAGGTCCCATGAACAACGGTATGCCTGGATAATATTTTTGTATCCAATGCATTTTATCCCAGAAGACCCAAGGTAAGTTGTTTTCCTTAGGAATAGCTGATAAGAATCCCACAGACATTTTATGCTGTTTGGCTAATTCTTGGACTTCTTTAACTAATCGATCAGCATCTGGACATTTAGGTAATATGCTGTATAATCTTGGATTGACTGATATCTTTTGCCAATCTTCATCATTGTATCTGTGCCCACCCGGACTCTTATATCCCACTATAGGCTCGGCATAGGCATCGAAATCTGCTACTACGCCGTCCATGTCTAAAAATATTGTTGCCATGTTATCCTCTTAATCTAATTCGTTTTTAATGCGCCATATGGCCATACGTGTTTTTGGCCCAATGGTTCCTGTAGGTTCTATACCCTTGGATCGTTGGAACTCTTGTATCTTTTCTCGAGTTGACAAATCGGGCATGCGTTCTTTGCAGACCTTGTGATATTTATCAAACACATTAAACAGTTTGCAATCGCGGCCTGTTACAGCATCTAAGGCATGATCAGTAAGTGTCTTGCCAGTAGTTCCATAAGCTACTACATCTGCGGCTGTTTTGGCCTGATCCACAGTTTCAGCAGTAGCCACTACAGTAGCCCCGGCACCCATATTAGTAGCTACCATAGTTGCACATCCCGGTAGCAGTAAACTGATAACGATTAAAAGCCTTATCCCCATTTGAGTAAAAACGCCGTGACTAATTCAGCTGAGGGCATGTTCATGACCATACCTTCGTGATGCATACGTCCCTTGGGCAGATGCTCTTCCATCCAACTGTATATACCCTTTTCGTTTTGTATCCACCAAGCAAAGTCTGCTATGACTATCATATAGTCCTTCCAGCCAACTTCTTCTGGAGTGACTACGATAAATCTACGACCATTGGCACCATCTAATATACTCATAGATACTTTAACATAAACATAGTTCGTGCGGCTTCGTCATAAAAGTCGATGTGTATCTGACTACGATAGTCGCGCCAATCATCACCATAATCATCACTGACTTTATCTTGATCGTAATGAACGTGTTCACGCACCGTAAATCCCAGTTGTTCGCGCATCTTGTTGCGCATTAGGTATGTGCTGGGAGTTGCAGCATATTCTTGCTTGATCCGAGCAAATATCCGTTCCCACTCACGATGCCGTAGTATGATTGATTTCATAGCCACCTCAATGAGAATGCAGTAGCATCCTTGTCGTGTTTAAAATGAAAAGTCCAATAACCATACCAACTGAAACTATACCAAACGTCATGTTCATCTAACCATTTTTCTCCAGGTTCTATCCTGCCAGTGCCTATATGATCTTCGCACCACTTCATCATCATTGTGATGTTATTGCGGTCTGCACGCATGAGATTTTTTGGAACAGACACCGCAGTCCAACCTTGCGCCTCAAGCACTCGTTCTGCTTCATGTCTTTCTCCGGTGGCCGCACGATGTTCTTGTGCCATCATTACATCCACCTTAACATAAAAGCAGTAGCATCTTGCTCAGTATCAAATTCTACGTAATAATAGTTAACCACATCTGGACTTAGGCCAAAGCGACAGTGATAGTGATCTTCAAAATCACACTGACTGATATCGCCACGATCCTGTATAGCCAAAGCCGCACGATGCACGGCAGTAGTAGGAATCATCATTATACCCACCGCAACGCAGTCATGATAGCCACATCAGATTCTTTAATCAAAAACTCCTGCCCTTCATAATAGAACTCTGCATTGTTAGCAGTCAACCAGTTGGCCACAGTTAGATTTTTATGATCACTGTTGATGGTAATATGTGACCAACCCTGTAATTTATATCTGTCAACTCTCACATACCAGTGCCAACTGCGATCCATGCTGTCTTGGAATTCTCGACCCAGATCAGCAAGTATAGTTTCCTGCAGATCGGTATGCTCCCAATCCCAGATATCACTTTCAACTATTTCATCGACTACGACAGATTTAGGTATCTTAGACATCGATATACTTCAATTTAAAGTTTTCAGCAAACTTCTCGTAGTTGATATAGCCGCGTGGATTACATACCACACGACAGTGATCGATCATGTAGTCATATGGATCGTGTGTATGACCGTGTATCCAAAGTTTGATCTGCGGACGATAGCTGATATAGTCATCAAGTTGGCTGCTAAAGCCACCATTCATGATCTTATCATGTCGCCAACGTTCATGTATGCTACGATGGCTGGGCGTGTGGTGCCCTACAACGACAAACTTGTCGTTATCTCTGCCCGTGATCACATGATTAATGTAGTCAAGTGCTTTGCGATGTTCTACTACAGCGTCTTCTGGACTAAATCTGCTGGCTTCAGCCTTTTGTTTGCTACCATGAGGAATGTAGTTATCGTTCTCATCCAACACGTAGTTGTCATTCTCATCTTTAAGATAAAGCGGTACGGTGCGATAGACGGGGCGATCGCTGTTTTTAATGCAACGGAAATCGTTCATCATGCTTTTCATGTGATACAAGGTAAGGCTGTCTTCCTCGTTCATATTAGTCCACAAGGTCGTGCCAATAAAAGTTATGTCACCCAACTGAAATGTTTCATTGTCTAATAGATGTATATTCTCAAATGGTTTAAGTGCGTCACGTAATACATGTGCAGTATAGGCAAAGTCACCGTTGTAGTGTTCGTGATTGCCCATGATGTAGACGACCTGTGGAAATTCTTCGCTACACTGACGGAAGAACTCTAAATATCTCTTAATAAACTTGTCCTGTGCTTTGAAGTGTTGAGCCACACAGATGTCACCAGCTAACACTAATAGTTCAGCTGCCTCTGTGTTCTTAATATCTAATGGTCCAAACTCTAAATGGACGTCACTTGCGATAGCTATTTTCATTTTACGATATACCAATCTAATATCTCTAATACTTCTTCACGGTTGCTACTGTTCCATAGTCTAACAGCGGCTCTATACCCATTATCACCATCTTGTTCCATGCTGTTAGCAATATCTGGGAATTGATTGCTAAACGCTTGCCCTAAACGATAATATGGATTCTTGATTCGTTCAAAAAGGAACTGCTTTTCGAACTCTTCAAATTCTTGCATGGTGATTTTCATAGTATGATTATACACTAAACCAACTCAAAAGTCAATGCCAAAATCGTTTCAGCACGGGTGGTTATGGTCAGATAACGGTTATCTAAATCATATTCATTTGGACAGTATTGGTGTAACCATGCTTTAAATCGGTCAAACTCCTCAGCATATAAATCTTCGTATGGACTGACAATGTAGATGCTGGCGCCTTCACCGCCGGATACTTTCTTTAATTGCATCACGCCCACTCCAATAGAAACTTGCTACACTCTGAGGCCTGTTCAAAATCTAAGTAGAACAGTTCATCATCAGTTAGCATTTTAACATCATACCCATGGGCACGCAACCAACCAGGGATCTCATCCCAGACGAAGTAGCCATTCTCAACTCCAAATCGTGTGACGATCTTATCTACCAATTGATCACTGAGCTGTAGTCTCATCTGTATTTCAACTGAAACAATAGATACTTCTGTTCATCTACTATGTCGTGGTTGGGCAATATTCCATCATAGTCATAGTAGATCTGTAGGCCATAGTGTTCAGTGAGCCAAAACTGGAAATTAGCTTTGTCACCACCAGTGGCATTATATTCTATTTGTGCTTTACGTAACATCTCCCACCAATGATCTTCAACACCTGTGAGGGTGTTTAGGCGTTCCTGCGGTTGATATAACTTATTGTTATTAGTCATCGTGCTACGAGTGCCAGCTGTGAGATATACTTGGTCTTGCCCCAACGTATTTTAATAGCAAAGTCGTAGCTTTCATCTTTAACCCAGTTGTCTATGCGCAGGCCCCAACTTAGATTTTTAACACCAACATTGTTCCACAACCAATATTCAAAATCCATACGGTTCCAATCAACAGTGCTGTTAAACCTAATAACCTCACCTGGCATCCATGCCCACCACAGGTCACGCCACAGGCACCCTGGACGTTGTAGATAAAATCGCACGACCCATGTCCAATAGTGATACTTACTCTTATGGATATGATTGTATTCTGACTCTGTCATTACTTGATTATTTAGAGAATACATATACCCCCTCCCACTTCTCACGTCCTTCAGTTTTGTTATTACCAACTCCCGGGCGTGTGTTTAAGACCATCTTGATAGTGCGTTGATATTTGAATCCAATCTTTTCAGCTGTGGCTACCCAACGATCGACAACTTTATATTCTTTGTTGCCATATGACTTATAGTCAGCGATGTTGGTAGCAAATATGCCATCTGCATTTAGGCCATCGTAGATGTTACACATAGTTGGTGCCGCATATCCTTC